TTTCTTTTTGTTTTCTGATTTTGATATATACTTTTCATAATATTTTTTATAACAATTTTTACATTTAGCTGTTACATTATATTTCCCGCTTTTTTGTTTTACGAAGTTTTCTAAAGTTTTTTCTATATCACATTTAGTACATATTTTAGTTTTTTCCATATTATCTTCTCCTTTATAAAGATAATAACATAACTTTATAGCAAAGTCAACTTTAGCTATCAATTCCCTTTGGCTATATAATCTATATTAGCATTAACGGCTAGTCCATCTTTATCATAAACATAAACTTTAAACCCATCTTTTGTAGGCGCTGAAACAGAACAATAACCTATTGTTCCATCTGTTGGAACGGCTGAAATCGCTGGAGTATTTTGGAAATCTGTTTTAAATACAATATCGGTTCCTCCAGAAACAACAGGAACATTATTTCCTTCGTCAAAAAGTATATTAGGTGCATTTAAATATATTGTGCCATCATAAATTCTGACAGGATAATTAGCATCAGTAGAGCCTAATATATATTTAAATTTTATATATCTAGCACTATATACAGTAGTAGCGTCAACTAAAGCAAACGCACTCCAAGTATCTCCTATAAGCTCTTTAGTTGATATATGAACAGCTACACTTCCGCCTTTACCTATAGGAGTATAGTCTATATCTAAAACTACTTTAAATTTATTTACACTGCCTAAATTATATGCTATGGTTTGCTCAAAATATCCAGAAGTTTCGTAGGTTTCGTCCATCACTAGACCACCATTTTCTTCTTGATATTGCCAAGTTTGAGCTTCGGCTTCTCTCGTTTGCCATGAATCTGCAGTAGCTAAAGAAAAAGTATCTCTTGCATATCCAGAAAAAGCATCTTCTGTTCTAACTAAATCTACATTACTTAAAATATATTCTCTACACTGTGCAAATGGATTAAATTCATTTATAAACGAAGCATCAAAAGTTGGAATAGTTGTTATAGTTACATATGTGGGTTGAGCACTTTCATTCTTTGAAGTGTCAACCGCTTTTACCATATATGTTATTTCTCCAATTTGTCCTACTGGATATAAAAAATCTACTGCATCGACTCTTTCAGCTATCGTAGTTGCAGTAGACCAATCGCTTCCTAATTTATATCTATAACAAGCTATATCTAAATCTGCATTTGCATCATTATAAAAATGAATAAAATTTCCTTCTTGAGTTGCTGAAAAATTATCAACACCAAGAGGTCTATCTGTTTTCCCGTCAAGAGAAACGGATTCATCGGGGCTATCATCTATAGCATTTGCCTGTTCATTAGCCGAAACAGAAACAACAGCTATTTTATATGTTTCATCTTTTACTAATCCTTTTTCAATAATGTATTGATTTTTATATGTTGTTCCAGCTATTTCCCACGAGGTCCCTGCATTATCAGAAATATAAACTCTTGCATATTTATAGCTATTAACTTTACTATCACTTTCATCTGGAACATTAAAATCTACATATATTTTTTCTGCTACACTCCCGTCATTTAAAATCGTAGCTCTTTCTGTTAAAGTTAAATCTCTGACATCTCCAATAGTAACATCTAAAGCAGAAATTTTATCATCTGGAATAGTGATAACAGTATCATCGTAAACATCGCTATCATATTCTATAAGTTTAACTTCAACTTCATGCAAGCTATCTCGTCTTACACTTATAAGTCTAAAATCTTTTTTTACTGCGCTAGTCACTCCAAAAGAATAATTATCAAATCGTGAAGGAGCTTTTGTGAAAGCATTCGTTGTTAATGTAGAATATTCTCCCGCTCCATCTAGTACAGTTACTTCTTCTTGTGTATCGTCATCTCCAAATAAAATTCTTAATTTATAGGTTTCTCCTGCTTCAACAGTAACAGTTCTATCTAATTTTATTGAAGTTTTAGTAGAGCCAGTAAGTATTCTTCCAGAAAATCCCCATTGAGGAACGTCATGAGAAACAGAAGCAATTTCACTAACGTCCATAGCTATTCCATTTATTCCTGTTTTAAATGAAGCAGTTACGTCAATATATTTACTAACTTTAAGTGCGTATCTTGCCTCTCTTAAAGCATAACTTTTTTTAGTAACAAAAAGTCTCATACTCTTTTTTCTTAATTCGTCCCCTCCCGCTATTGCAGTTTCGTCTATATATGTTATTGTGTCTTGTTTATAATTATTTTCTTTATCTAAAAATTGAATTTCTATAATATTATATGATTCTGTAGTAGATTTCCAACTTTGAGCCCATGTATTTTCTATAATATTTCCCATAGTAAATAGTTGGCTAGAACTAGCTGGTTTATCAATTACAATTTTTATAGCTCCGTTACTATAAAATGGCATACCTCTAAAAGAAGAACATAATTGATGAATTAAATCAAAAGCTCTTGTCACACTATCTAAAACTACATCAAGTCTAAATCTTTTTTCATACCCTGATTCTCCATCGTCAAGTTTTTCTTCACAATATAATGATTCTGTTAAATCGTTTGATAAAGAAATGTTTGTTGTTGTAATATAATTTCCTAATCCATATCGTGTATTAATCAAAAAATCTCTAGCACACCATATTGGATTTGCACTATAAGCTGTTATATATGTGGTATCATCCCAAGAAAGAACTGTATCATCAGATAATAATTTATATTCACTTGTTACATCATCATAATAATAATCTTCCCAACTTACAGCCGTAGCTCCATTTAAAATATTTGGAATAGAAATTTTTTTACCTTTAACTACACAAGTAATATTAGGCGTGCTTCCACTTAACTGGTCTGTTGCTAATGCTTTTATCCCTAATAAAGCTGTATTTGGATATATAAAATCATCTGTTTGAATTTCGTCTACTTGAGCTAAGGTTAAATCTCCCATTTTTTGAGGGTCCAAAGAACTATCATTAGATGTTTTTGTTACTCTAATATCATATTGCCCTGCTGTTAATCCTGTTTTTTCATAAACTCTTCTTACTGCAGATTGTTGAGTAGCAGTTATTGTTGTAGAGCCTAAGTCTGTCCAAGCTACGTCAGTATGTAATTTATATTCTACTTTATAAACAACGTCCCAACTTAGGACACCTTTTTGACCATCGACTTGAAATAATCCACTTGGTAAAGTAAAATGTATTTTAAAAGTTTCTACATCTGAATTAGAAGTGGTATAAGTATAAGCACTATTTTTAAGTAAATTCGCATTTATAGTATATAAATTATGAGCATCTTCAAAATTAGGAATAACTGTTTGGTCGTTAGTCCCATATCTTTTATAAGTAGTTATTCCACTAAAATTAGCTATAGGATTATCATTTATTTTAATAGAATCTATATCTTCTATTTCTCCTTCACTTAATGCTAATAAAATATTTAAATAATTTTTATCTCCATCATTAGTGATATGTTGATTAATTATATTTCCGCCTACTTGCATTTCTCCGTAAATAACTGGAACAGGTGTTCCCACTTGCATTGTAGTTTTGGCTCCGTCCCATCCATAAGAAGGAGAGCCTTCGTCTATTCCTCCAGAAGAACCCATCGAGCTAAAAGTTGGAATTCTAGGTTTTTGAAAGGCTGAATATATTGAATATACAGTAGATAAAACAGCAACAACAGTAGAAAAATTAGATACAACCCAACCAATAGCCGCCCCTATACCTCCGAGACCAACATCTGGAATAATAATTATTTCATCATTCTTTTTTATTGTCCTTCCTAAGACAGTCTCTTCTTTTCCTGAAACAATTATTCTTTTATCTACATAATCGAATTTAGACTCAATTAAATAATCTTCTAAATTATAATTTGCATTAAACTCAACATCTATTTCTTCGTGAGTTTTTTTTAAAAGAATATCTGGTATATATCTAATTTTAATCATTATAATCCTTTATATCTATAAATTCCTTGTACTCTTTTCTCCCATTGACCTTCAAGTTTATTTACAACAACTCCTACCTTTTCAGCACAATGTAAAAATCTATTTTTACTTAAATACAGTCCAGCATGATTAGTTATTCCTTTGTAATTTTTAAAAAAAACAACATCAAAAAATTTTGGTTTATCTATTTTTATCCATAACTCATCTTTATATTTATCTACATAATCTTCTTTACCGTTATAGCTCCACATTTTTTCATATTTAACAAAATTAACTAAATCAAATATTTCAATATTAGTCTTTTCTTTAAAGATATCTACTATCAATCCCCAACAATCAAGACCCTCTTTATTTCTACCTAAATGAATATAAGGAATACCTAAATATTCTTCTATTATTTTTTCTTCTAAAGCTTTATCCAAAATAAACTCCTCTATCTGGAATAGAAGGGAATCCTCCAAACCTTGAACTATTATTTCTTAATCTACAGTCAGCTAAAGTTCTTCCGCAAGCAGGGTAGGCCACAAAATCTACAGATGATACATTACATTCATCAGAATTATATCCCCATGGACATTGATTTCTAGTAAATTTTCTTATAGGAACTTGAACATTCAAGACATCAAATTTACTAGTTAAATTAAAAACAACATCGCTTTGGTCACTTCCATATGAATCAATATAATAAGTCTCTGTAATTACAGCGTCTGTATCAGCTAAATGGTCTGCGAAAACTGTTTTAATATCTACCTTTAATCCTCTAAAATCATATGTTTCAAGATAACCTTGAATATATCTAGAAACATTTCCTAAACTTATATTAATTTTATCTATTTCTCCTACTGTATTTTCCCCTATACTATTATGTGTTATCGGAAAAGCAGTATAAGCTTGACTATTAAAAGTTACGCTTGTTTCATATTCAGCTAAATAAAAATTATTCCCTGCGCCATCATAATCATAAATAATATAAAGAAATATAGGAGCGCACTCTTCTGCGTTTTTAGATTCTATAAAATTTGTATTAGTAGTTTTAGGCATTATAACACCTCAATTAAAATAACCTGCATTTTCATCGTTCCGTATCCAATTCTTTCTATTTTTAAACTACTCTCTAAAAAGCGAACTGTATATAAAACAGAATCTACGGGATTAGTAAACGTAAAGGTATCATAGCTTCCTTGCCTAGCGACAAAGAAAGCTTTAATAATTGCCGTTTCGGCTAAGGTTTTGGGAAAGAAATTAATCGTAAACATTCTTCTTGAACTTGAAGACTTTAATCTTCTTTGTTCAGCCCAATTTTCATAAATTGAGACTAAAACATTGTATTTTATTTCCTCGATAAAAGGAAAATTTCTTTCGTAACTTGAAAAATCTGCCATATTATGTAAACTCCATTATATTCTTCCTAGTTTGTCCGCCTCTTATTATATCTGCATTAACTATATTCAAAACCGCATTTGGGTTTTTCATCATCATAGCTGGCACTAATTTTTCATCAATTAAATTAATTATAGTTAATGGTCTTCCAGTTTCGTGTTTAGGAGTTATTGTTTCTCCTTTATGTACCATAGCTAAGCCAGTACTTGGAACATTTATCGTTCCCTTAGCGTAGCTTTTCACCGAACTCAACGCAGAAGTCGCCGCTCCAGTACTTTGAATACCTCCAGCATATCCAGTCGTGAAACTCCCCACTGCTGGAGCACCCGCCCCTGAGAAAGCACTTCCGACTGCGGTTCCACCACTAGAGGCTATAGACGAAGCCCCTCCTCCCACTAGATTTAAAGCTCCTAGGACTGTTCCAATCTTTTTTGTTTCTTGTTGCTTCTTAAACATTATTATTTGAGCCCATATCCAGTCTGCAACCATTTCAGACATTCTTTCAGCCCAACTATTAACTATAGCTTGTCCAAATTCTATAAAATAATCTTTCGCATCTTTTAAGTCGTTACTAAAAGCATCAACAAAAA